TAACGACAACAGGAGATACCGCTCTTGGATCAACTACTTTAAATAACGTAGCTGACGTTACAGGTGTATCTCCAGGTCAATTAATCATTGGGTCAGGTATTCCAACCGGAACAACGGTTGTACAAGTTTTAGATCCAACAACTGTTGTTATGTCTGCGTCTGCTACTGCTAATTTTATAGGCACTAGCCTAGTTTTTAGTGAAAATACTAATGGCCCATTTGAGTTACTATCCGCGACAAGCACTCAATTCACAATTTACCAAATAGGTACTGANNAATAGGTACTGATGGTTCTGCAAGTACGCCTGGAACGGCTTCAAAAGAAGAATTGTTGCTGGCCCCAGACAGTTTTAAGATCATCATTACAACTTCTGTGAGTTCAGAGATAACTAAGATTAAAGGACCATATGTTTGGCAACTTAATGCTCCTTTTACTTTAAGTGCTGATACTAGCACATTAACTACTGATATAGTAGCTGGCAAAACTTATAAACTTTTAGTCTTAGGAAGCAACTCTCTTCCTGATGGGCCAGGGCACTTTGTTATTGATTTTGGCAAAAATAATCAAGAAGGCCCGATTGCTTATCTTTATAAAGCAGCTGAAGATACTCTAGCTATAGATACTTCTTATACTTTTCAGCAGTTTCATGACGCTGGTGCTTCTGTAATCGCTGTCAGCAAACTTGGACCACATATTCCCACTGGAGAAGGTAATGAATATCCACCGTATGTTACCAATCCACCTGATGCTAGAAAATTACTTCAAAATCTAATAACTTCTGTAGCTAGTGCAGGTATTTTCATTGATTTTATCATTCGTTTCCCCAATCAGCTATATGGGACTATCAATGTTTACGACTAAGAAAATAAGCAAACTTGTAGTACAATTAGCAAGGATCGCGACAATCCCTTAAAAGTCGTTGGAGGATATTAACTTGGCAGTCTTAGGGCGTGTATTATTGAATTCTGCAGAACGCATAGATCTTCCTGATTTATTATCAATTGACAGTTATTCAGCAGGCGATTGGCGATATTTCATGCAAAGCTTAGTTGGCAATACTAAGCCTTATATTCTTTCTGGCTTTGACATAATCGACCCAGGAAGCTCAATTGGTCTTCCGACTTGTTCATTTCGAGTAGCTGATTCAATTGTTTATTATCCTGGTTCAGCAGCTGGGCCTTTTTTCTATGGACTGCCAGAAGGCAATTCAGCATCGGAACCTCTTGTTCCGCAGCTTAGAACAAATGCCACAAACTATATTTATCTTACTCTATCTACCTTTGATACGTCAATTGACACTCGAGCTCATTGGGATCCTGATCGTAATGGCGGCGCTGGTGGAGAATTTACTCAAGAGATTAATACTGAATCTGTTATTGAAGCTCAGTTGGGTATCTCAACAGGCTCCTTTCCTGTAAATACTGTACCATTAGCAATTGTTGTTGTTGGTCCAACTGCAATTACATCAATCACCGACGCAAGAGATCTAATGTTCCGTTTAGGGACAGGCGGCATTGCCCCCAATCCAAACGCCAATTTCGCATTCCCGGCGCTCCCTGATGCCAACTACGAGCGTTTAGAAACGAATGGGACGATGACGTCATTATCTGATCCCAATCCCTTTCAAGGTGGCGACAAAAATATCGGCACCCTAAAACAATGGATGGATGTTGTTATGACTAAGCTTAAAGAGCTTGGTGGTACTGCTTATTGGTACGAAGATACAACAACTTTTTCACTTGTCAAGCTATTTCATGATGCTCTAGCAACTGCTTGGAAAAGCAAGGGTTCATATACTCATTCATCTGCAACTCCTGGTCAACTTTCTTGGAGTGAAGATCTTTACATTAAGAGTATGGATAATCCAGTAGATATCGTTATTCGAGCTTCTGGTGGTAGTCCAATTACTCTTAACAATGAACAAGTAGCGTTCTTAAATATAGTTCGAGATCAACCAGTCAATAGTCTTGATGAACCTGTCTCATTTTCAACTGGTACAGTAACCTCTGGCTCAATCTCATATGGATTTGTAAATACTTCAACAGGAGCAACAGGTCAATTCGCTAATCTCAAAAAAGGAGATTGGATCAAAAAAGTATCTGATGATCCAACATTATTCTTACAAGTTCGCGAATTTTATAATACTGCTCAATCTCCTGGACCAATTGCAGGTTCAGTAACAACTCCAGGTGATGCTCGATCCATTATTGTGAGCGCACCATACACTGGAACTGCAAGTGATGTAGGAGGGGATCGTGCTAGATATGAAAAGGGAGAGTACCTCTCATCAGATATTCAAATTGTAAATCGTAATAATAGTCTTTTAACAGATGCAGCAGGAAATTTACTATGGTTTGCACAGCGCAGCGATACCATAATGGACATCACATCAATTTCAACTGTAACTCTATCTGGTACATTGACTGTTGCTGATGGATCTAGTGCAACTGTAACAGTTACTTCTCACGGTCTTGTAGATGGTGATAGAATCACAGTTACGTGGCCTGGTGCTCAAGCTGGAACTTATACAGTAGATGTAATTGACTCAAATACTTTTACTTTTAAGACAACTAATACTACAACTGGCAGTTTTACTGGTTATTATGGTCTGTGCACAACACAAGCAAGATCACAATATAGTTTCCAGTTTGAGTCTGCAAATCATGGTTTTGATTCTGGTGAAACAATATTTGTCGATGGAACAGTTAACTTTGATAATAATTACACGATCAATGTTAGATCAGCTACACAATTCCAGTTTCCTATTGGAGCATCGGCGGCAACAGAAACAGTTGGTACAGCAACACTTGCCCGCATGGATGTTCGATCTGAAGAAGGAATTCAGAAACTTGTACAGGGCGAAACAATTGATATTGGTTCAGGCACAATTGACAATATGCAGCAATTCATTGGAATGACTGCCCTTGATCAGACATACCCAGTATATACCTTGCCGGGTTCTTATGGAACTTTAAATAGTGGGGCCAATTACAACAGTCTAGTCACAGATAATCTAACTGCTCGTGTTTCCAAAAATACAGCAATGTTAATGGATAAAGCACAAGATAAGACTATCAAATACTTAACAAATGCTATAGAGGCATTTGTAGAAAGTGGTGGCGGCGGTCTACAAAATTTAAGTTTTACTCCACCAAGCAGCACATTGACTATTTTGCAGCCCGGTGGCACAGGAAATGCCACAATAACATTGCCAGATATAGGCGCGCCTATTCAATTAAGTACTAATCAAAGCGTATATGTGACTATTAATAGAAACAGTTCTTCAACACCTGGTTTAGTCTATGCTAGCACAAGTGCTGTTCCTGTAGATGAAAATGTTTTCGTGATTGCTTCGCGCTTAAGTGGAGATGAAATTTATCTATGGAACGGCGAATGTATATTAGGTACTGTTCCGTTAACTCCATCAGACGTCCCACTAGTACAGTGTGATTTCTTCGATCCATTGTCAATCTACCTTCCAACGGGTAACCCCGTTACCATTGACAATGTTTCAGTACAAGCTGGCGAATTAGTGGTGTTTGGTAACTTATCTTCTAATCCCAATCGTATGTATAAAGCAGTTGGCGTAGGGACTAACATTACTAGTTGGACTTCAGAATATAAGTTTAATGGACAATTAGACCCAACTAATGCTGACACCATATTAGTTCGAAAAGGCCAAGCATTTGCCCTACAAATTGGTAAATTTAATAGCACAGATTGGGTCTTTAATGATTATGTTCGTTACTTTAATGGCGCTGATTATTGGGAACAATCGAACCTTGTAAGTACGACTGTTGCAGATAATGCAACGACCACTGTATTTACAGTTGCATGGGCAGGAAGTGAACACATCCTATTGGATTATTCAATTGTTCGTGGAGCTATTCGTGAAACAGGAACAATGCGCATTGTTACTGATGGTGCTGATGCTGAAGTATCAACAGATAGCTCATACATCAATGGTAACTCCGGCGTAACATTTACAGCTAGTGTCGCAGGCGCAGATTTAACATTATCTGCAACAGCAACAAGTACTGGTTCTAGTGCACAGATGAAGTACTCTATGCGACGATGGAGCTCTTCATTCCCAGGTGGTCCTGCCGGTGTGCCTTCTTATTCAGGTGCAGCACCTGTTCCAACACCTGCCGCTGATCCTGTCAATTCTATTCAATTTAACTCTGGTGGTGTTTTAGCTGGCAATTCTAACTTCCTGATTGATACCGTTGATATGAATATGAATTTCAATGGTTTATATCAAGGTGTACTTTCCAGTAGTGTAACCATTCTTAACAATCAACCAAGCGCAACTAATCTTGTGCTCTTAGATGCCGTTTTCCCATGCTTTGTTTTAGAATATTCTTTAATAAAAGAAGGATTTGCTCGACTTGGTCATTTACAGATTGCATATGATGGAACAAATGTTGTCTCCAATGATAGTTATATTGAGACTGGAGTGACAGGTGTAACTTTAACCGCGATTGTTTCAGGTGGAATACAAATTCAATACACTAGTACGAACGGAGCCGGTAATGGTACCTTCAAGTACGCTAGTCGCAAGTGGTCCTAATATAAGGAAATAAAATGGCTAATTCTCCATTAAATAGTACGTTTACAAATATAGACATCCTGCGATTGGCTAAATTACCAACAGGGAGTCTACCAGCGGCAGGAGCTGGAAATGAAGGTGCAATTGCTTATGATGACACAACCAATACTATTAAATTCTCTAATGGTAGTTCTTGGGCTAATGTCGGCAGTGGAGTATCTGGTACAGGCGTAGCAGATCAATTAGCTTATTGGTCAGGTTCTGGGACTATTGCAGGGGATACTGGTCTAACTTACAATTCATCTACTAATGTTTTAACAGTTTCTGGCGGGGTCGTTACAAATGGACCGGCTGCTTTTGGTAGTCAAACTTTTACTATCAATAGCGCTACTGATACTATTCCATCAGATACACAGATTGTTCGATTAATCTCTTCAATTGGTGATGTAACTTTGACTGGCACTCCTACTATTGCAGCAGGTCAATATGAAGGTCAACGTTTGATCACTATTTTAGATACAACATCGACAGGTGACATAACTTTTGCAAATATTCCAAGTTGTGGTTATGCAATCATTTCTTCACCTAACACTTTAACATTTGTTGCCGGTAATCCACAAGAAGCTATGGAATGGGTGTGGGTTCAAGGTTTATGGAAGAGTGTTTCCACGCCTGCTCAAAATTCACTAAAAGTGAATATAATTCCTGAAAATATCTTATTTGGTGTTATTCCCGATATCGCAATCGCATCAAGAGAACTTGGTTTTCACACAACGCTTCTTACTGATCCAAGTTCTTCTGTTTCAGTATCAGCTGATAAATCACTCATAAATATTGATTTAACAGGAGGAGATATTGAGTTTACCGCAACTCCGACATTATCTGCAACTTTTACCGCGTTCACTGTGCATCAAATTGTTTTAATTAGGAATATATCTACTTCTGGATATCACATTACACTACAAGATAATAGTTTACTAGCTGGTTCCGATTTATTTTTAGCAACGCCTAAATGTATTCTTCGAGAAAATGATTGGATTCAATTAGTGTATGATCGTGACAATGATGTCTGGATTGAATCTTCAAGATCGCGTGTCCATAGACAAGAAATATCCCCAACTTTAAGTGGAGCTTCTTCTTTAGACCCAAGAGGGGCAGATACACTGCGCTTGATTCTGAGTGCGGCGGCGTCTGGCGATACACCAACCATTATAAGTGGATATGGATATGAAAATCAAGAATTAACTTTATGGAACGATCCTGCTAATGCAGATTCTTTCACTATTGAAGATGAAGGAACAACCCCCGGAACCAATCTTCGTCTTTCAGCAACATCATTAGTTTTAACACCAGGCAGTTCAGTAAAACTACGATATGATGCAACATCTACCAAATGGTATGAAGTATCACACACTATTCTTGTTTAATTTACTGTAGGTGTTACAATATAGATAGAATGTTTTGAGGAAAAGTGCACTCAAGATGTGACTTTAAAGCTATTGTCCCGATCTTGAGTTCTCTAATTGGAGAATTATTATGGCAGACAATGGTTTTAAGATCAATAAAAGTGCAAATTTTAATCCTCAGTCTGGGGCACCTGCAAATCCCATAGATGGCGATTTCTATTACGATAGCACGGCACAATCATTTGCGTATTATCACAACGGGTCCTGGGCAAATTTTGATTCAGTAGGTACTGTATCAACTGCGCTGTGGCTTACAGGGGCACAATTTACGCCCGCAATTGTACGAAACTCCGTTGTAAAAGTGACAGGCGGAGTTTCAACGGCTCATCTAGCTGGTATCTCTGCTAGTTTTAGTGCTAAACGTATAAGTATTTATAATGCTGGTTCTGCTCTTATTGTTGTTGAACCAGAAGATGCTAATGAACCAACTGCTAATAATCGCATTCAGACTCCTACTGGTGGCAGCATGAACCTTGTAGCAGGCGAAATAGCTGTTTTTACTTATGATATTACTGCGAATCGTTGGCTTCTAGTCTCCATCTCTTCTCAAGCAGGCGCTCAAGCTATTGCTACGACAAGTAGTCCTGGTATAGTAACACTACATCAAGCATCTCTTTTGCCACTTGATGGGGTTGTCTTATCAGACGGCGATCTTAATACTGCGAATGGAGTTGTCGGATTAGATGCTAATAGAGCAGCATCTATTATTCCTTCTGCAGGTAACACAACCGCATTACTATTAACTGGTCTAGGAAGTGGTGCGGGTCTATTTAGCATTGGTGGTACTACTGGCCATGGCATAGTATCATTGCGCCAAAATTCTGTAACATCTACATTCACTAATCCAAACGTTTTAGCAGCTCTAGTTTCTGTAGGAACATCGACTACATTTGCGACTCCTACTGGAGATTATGCTGGAATTTTTGGCGGAAATGTCGATATCACTGGCAATCTAACTGTAGGACCATCAACTTCTAATCAATTTTCAGTGACTGCTTCTACAGGAGCCGTAGGAACAACAGGAATGATCTCATTAGATACAACTGATAGCTTCAACGGCACATGGTCTGTTTCTTCTAAGACCTTGCACCTCGGTAATGGTTCTGGTGAAGGCATTGCTTCAAAGCGAACAATAGGTGGACCTAATTATTTAGGTCTAAGTTTTTATACAGACAGTACTGAACGCATGTATATCAGTAATGCAGGTGATGGTTTCTTTCTTAATGATCTGAGTGTAGGCAATGATCTAACAGTTACTAATATTATGACAGTGAGTAGTACTTTTGCAACTGGTACTGGCCTTGGGACTACTGTTATTGGAGATAGACTTATTGCTGGTATTGACTTAGCCTCAGTGACAACAGGCGCATACACGCACTCATTTGTTAATGATGGGACCGTTCCTATTATCTCTCTTCATGATTCTAAAGATCCAACTAGCGTTGGTAGCTCAAATGGTGGATTCTGGTTTGGCCATCGAAATGCTCTAACTGGCGAAGCTATTATTAACCCAACCTTAAACATTATTGTTGATGGTGTCGTTTATAGTTGGGACTACGATAGTGCATTCACACTGCCGTAAGTTACATCTGTTCTAGAGAACTTTGAAAGATAGCAGAAGATGCATCAAATGACAAGACCTCTTCACAATTATTGGCTTGAATGAAGTCTGATGACCAATGAATCTCAACAAGAACATTTTCATCTTCTGTTTTCAGAGAAACATGGCATTTACGATCTAGATTACGCAACTGAATGCTTAATCTATTTAGTGCCAAAGCGTAAAACGTGTGATGTTTATCAAATTTTTTAATTTTTTCGTATTCGTTAAAAAAATCAGCAACTAAGTTTGCGACAGTTTTTAGTCTAGCAACTTGCTGTGTTAGCTGCTTCTTTTTAAGAACCTTAGCCTCAATTTTTTTCATCAAATCTCTTTTAATATTACTCATAGACCACTTCCTGAAGATTTTTTAAAAATCTTTCTGCAATAGCATTATGCCCCTCTCTCTTCAAGAGATCATTCCAGTCTAATTCATTATCAAATGTAGAAGAAAAATGCGTCAAACATTTTGCTTTTATTGCTTTAGCTATACCTTCTTGACCAGCTTCATCTGCATCATAAGCTCCAATAACCTTAATATTTGATGCACAGAGTTCTGCAAGAACCTCTTGATGATGTTTTGTGACATTGCATCCTGAAGTACTAATAAATTTCCAAGGATTTTTGGTTATCCCACCATATTTAATGTTAAAAGCTTGTTGCAAACTCAACGCATTAAAGTATCCCTCACAGACTCCAACAGCTTTGATGTTAGTTATGAAAGGTCCTTGATTCCATAATCCAAATAACATGCCAAGTCGAGTACCAGGCAAGGTATCTATTTTTTGTTCATCACCGTTATTGTTAATTCGTGTCTCAAGAAATCTTATTTGAGCCCCGCAAAAATGATCTAAGAAATAGTAAGGAAAGACAATCCCCTCACGATCTACATCAAAATACATATCTCCATCTAAATTTAGACCTCGACTCTTAATATAATCAACGCCCTTTTGGGCACGCGGATCAGAAAGAGGAATAAACTTCGATGGCCATTTCATGACTTGAACTTCATTTGGGGTTGCTTCTTTAAAATCAAAATCCCCCTTAAGAAAATCTGGTAATGAAATTCCACCTAGAAAGCAATATTGTCGCAGCGAATAACCTCGTTGACAAACACCTTTACAGTAGACCCAAATATCTTCTGTCTCTGGGTCCTTATGCCAATATAAGGTTTGATTAGGTCTATTACAAATGAGACAGTGTTTAGTTGAAAAACTCATTTATCTTCTTCCTCTAGATCTTGTTCTAGGATGTCAAGTTGACGTTCTGCCAGTTCTCTCTCTGAGAGTTGATTTAAGAACTTTCCATTTTCAAACGGGCACGTGATCTTGTTACCAGCAAATCCAAATCTATCTTTGTGAATGATAAAATCAGTAGTACGCTCAACCCAATTAGGGACTATCTCAACGATTACGGATGCAGGTTCAACAACCGCAGTACATTCCTTAATGCGCTTGTCTATGTCTTTAACTCCGCCTACCTTGCCTAGGGAGTATAGCTGTACAAATAAACAGACTGGAATCTCGCACCGTTTTATGTATCGACCTAACCAGATACGAAAATCATTTAACACATCATATCTAGATTTTGTCTTATCTTTTATTGAATCTTTGATGAGTTGATAATAGTCAATAAGAACGCATGAAAAACCTTGGCCAATAATAGAATCAAGGGCTTTTGTTACACCCTCAATCTTTGTTGTGGCTCCATCTTTCCAAGTTACATCACATATTTTGATCTTGTCAGCAATGTCTGGAAAGAGCCTTGCACAAGCACGCTGCTCTTCTATTGGCATTTTACCTTTTTTATAATTATTAAAGTTATAGCCTAATTCAAGAGCTGCAATTCTAAATAAGACATCTTGCTTAGGTTCTTCATTTGAAATGATGAGAACTTTTTTCCCCTGTTTCCAGAGTGGATGAGAAATAGGCGCTGCCACAGTAGATTTTCCCGAACCAGTGAAAGCACAAAATAAATATAGATTTTCTCTAGTAAAAGGAAGAGCTGCAGTTACACTATCATTTATGAGCGTAATTTGCTCGTTAAGCATCTTATTGTAAGCAGCCATGTCAGACCAACATTCCAACATAGACGCTTGATCACCAAATGAGTTGATCTCATCAAATGAGACATCGATTTCAGCTGCAGGAGTCACTCCTGCACGCTTCATAAGAGTTTCTTGTTGCTCTTTACTTAATATCGCCATTCTCTTTTCCTAGTAGAATTCCCATATCTGCTAATGGGTCATAATTTGCTTGTTGCCGCTGACGCTTAATCTCATCAAGATTTAGACGGGGAAATGAATCTGCATGGTTTCGTTGCAGTTGATATTCTTTTGCAGTCATGCTCCCATACATTATCGGTTCTTCTTCTACATTTTCAGCTTTTTTAGTCTTTACCGGAAAGACGTTGAAGAAGGCAATATTAGCTCTATCAGAGATATCTTTTATCCACTGTTCTTCAAATTCCTGTTCGTTTAAGTATTGAAACTTAGGACTAGTTTTCAGTTTTTTATACATCGTCTTAACTAGAGACGATGTAGGTGAATGCGCCTTAATCGCTCTTGGTAAGAACTCATAAGCACCTTCAAGGACAAGTCCTTCACTTTTTAGTGAATCGAAGAGCTCTTCAAAATTTCCTTGAACGAAAGAGGTACGCCGATCACGTTCGGCCAAAGATGATTTCCATTGCTCGAATAATAGATCATATCTAGATGACATTATGTCCTCATTTTTAAAAAATTGTAATTGGAATCATCTCATATTTTACATTGAATGATAAAAGGGCCTCCTTTTAATGAATTCTCTAGGTTAGAGAGGCTTTTAAGTAGAATATTGCAGATGAACATTAATTTAACAAACGATAAACTCATAGTTACTGATCCAACAGATGACATTATTCAATTTGCTGAGGTTAATTTAACTTATAC